GCAACTAGGCAGATGACTATACAAAATAGTTCCATGATGCTTGTGCAATGGGGCGAATTCGAACGAACGTTATCGATGATTTGCCATGTAGCTTATACTCGCCTGCAAAGTTGGTTTATACGAGATATGGGGGCGGATGATTATCGATGTAATGGTGCTGTAGAAAATTTACGCAGTTTTATACAGGTCCTGCTTGTTGATTTAGCACAAAGTGGGATCTTTCCACAAAATTTGCAAGTCGCATCGATTTCAATGAATGGCGCACCGGTTCAAGTGAATAAAACAGCAACGCTTACGGCTATTGGACAGAGCCTCATGCTTTATACACTGTCAGCCAGCTTGCTTTTGGGAGATAGACACTGCTATGAACCTTGGATGCTATGGACCATGTTTAAATGGCTGCAACGAACAAATCACATAGAAATCGAAGACAAAATTTTTGATTTATCACCAAATTGGGGAGCGTGAGTTATGGCAGAAAAAATAACGGAAAAAATATCCTATCTCACGCAGATTTGTACAGCGTGGGATAACAGTGAGCAACGTATGGCACTGCGCAGCGAGCCTCGGCGGTATATTGCTTATGATTATATTGGTATAGAAAGCTGGCAAAGCCAGTATTTGCGAATGCTTACCTATCAAGCACAAACGCAATTGATACAGTTTCCACTTTGGCATGCTGCTTGTCGACTTTCTGAGCAGCAATACATTGGACAAAGTGCGGTAACTGTTCCAACGCATGGACTTTGGGGTTTTCGAAATATAGGCGCGGTAGAACTTTGGACGGATGATCAAGCCGGTGGCGTAAAATATGATCTGAACTACATTACGGCAAACGGTGCACTGGGACTAAAAAAACAGCTAAAATCCAATTGGATGGCCGATTCTACAATGGCCATTCCTGTATTTTATGGTGTATTGCAACAAGATTCAAGCTATACCAATTTGCAGGCTTCGGCTACAGAACTGACACTGAATTTGGAGCTTATACAAAATCAAAATGCTCCAAATTTCCCAACAGCCTGGGATGAATTTCATGATGAGAAAATGCCGATTGAATCGCAATTTCGAGAAGGTATACCAGGCTCTTACTTTGGCGCAGAAGTTTTTCGTTATATGCCACAATGGGAAGATGATCTTTCCGCGAAATTTACCCGCAATGCAAATCGGCTCGATTACAACGTTGGTGTATTCCGATTTGATTTGAAATCGTACAATCCAACGGAATCACGAGATATTAAACTTGCTGGCATCAGTCGAGCCGAAATATATAATATGCAGCGCTTTTTCATGCGGCAAAAAGGGCGGTGGAAATCATTTTGGGTACCGACGTGGCTCAATGATATTGAACTTGCTGGTGATCAGCCAAGCGGTCAAACATATTTGCTGACGAAGTTTAATCAATTTTGGAAGTACTATGCAAAAACTTCACGGCGAAAAAATATCATTCTGTTTTATATAGATGGGTCTTCTGAGGTTTTATCCATTGCAGGCTATTCGACTGATGACACAGGTACGTATGGCAAAATTTACTTGGATGAACCGCTGAAACATGATCTTCGGATAAAACGTGTCCGAATGATTTCTTTTTTTGCTCGATGCCGTTTTGCAAGTGATGATTTAACAACAGATTATGAAACGACTGGCATTGCGACAATACAGATGAGCTTTCAGGAGGTTGATGCTTAATGCCAAGCAATATTGATTCATACGAAAATTCCGTGCAAGACGGGATTCCCGTTGAATGTTATAAATTTATTCATGGCGATATGCAATATCTTTATACCAGTGCGGTAAAAGATATTGAGCTGCAAATCATGGAAAAGGGAAACGTTCTACGAACAGAAAAATATTATGCAGAAGTGATTTCACGCAATGCCATTAAACCAGGCAGTTCCGGCAGCGCGGAAAGCGCTATTATTAAAGTCAGTAAAGATCATCCAATTGCAAAATTATTTCAAGGCGCACCACCAGAAATTCCGGTTACATGCATCGTGTATCGGCTCCATGAGCCGGATACGAGTCGGTTTGATATTGAGCTTTACGCACGTATTGGTCAAGCCCATTTTTCAGATTCAGAGTGCGAACTGACGGCCACTATGGAGAATTGGCTCAATAAAGAGCTGCCAAATGGAATGAATCAATATTATTGCAATCATGTTATTTTTGATCATAATTGTTGTTTAAAGCGTGAAGATTATGCGCTGCAGGCATTTATTGATCAAGTAGATGGCTTAAAGGTATATTCGAATGATTTTTCTAAATTCGCAGATGGTTATTTTATGGGTGGACGCTTGTATTATAACGATACAGTGCGCATGATTGCATTTCACAAAGGAAATTGCATATTGCTAAAATATCCATTTATGACGGCACCCAGAAATACGGTAACCGTTTTACCTGGCTGCGATTCACTTTTTAAAACGTGTGCACTGCGGTATAAAAACAGCGAAAACTTTTCCGGCGTGCCATATGTAGCGCCAACAGATTCGACAAAAAATCCAACAGGAAAAGGCGCCTATTGGATTGATAATTTGGTTATTCAACGAGATACAGATGGCTTTGTTGGAACCATTGATATTTGAGGTGGGTTTATGGGATTAAATAAATATATTGGCTGGGGTGTATCGACGTTTTTGCTCACATTACTGAACAAAGGGTCAAATAGTTCCGACGAAAGCGATCCGACTGCACTCAACGTGACGAGCAGTCAGACAAAAATCGGCAGTCCAATGCCTGCCGTTCTTGGTCGATGCCTGGTAAAGGCACCGATTGTTAGCTATTTTGGTGATTTTTCTAGTAGGCCCTATACAGAAACCTATGCAGCACATGCCAATTTTTCAGCCTGGCCAATGGTATTTACGTTGATTGCACAATATATTGCATCGCCAGCAACAACAAAAGGTGCTGGTAAAGGTACAGCAAAAACGAAAGATGGTCCAGCCCCAGTAACTACAGAAGTTCTAGGAAAAGATATGGCGGTTGGTCCATTAATTAATTCACTTTTCATGTGGCTTTTAAATTGGCTGATTAACGGTCGACATCTTAAAACTACAATTCAAAAAGGTTTTAAATATTATTTAGGCTATCAGTTTTTAGTGGCGTGGTCAGGAAAAAATATGCGTATTCGTTCCATTTATATGAATGAGGAAAAGGTGTGGGAAGGTGATGAAAGTAGAAATAATCACCAAACCACGCCTTTTGTTCTTTCGGTTGATAAGGAAAATCTGTTTGGTGGTTGTGATGAAAATGGTGGATTTATTGGCGATATACGCGTTTATCTTGGTGGCAAACAGCAAGCAGTTGATCCTTGGATGCGGCAGCAGATGTCAAAGGAGAGCGTACAAGAAAACTTACGCGGTCTTACACCGGCATATCGTCCATTTGTTTCGATTGTTGTACCAACAGCTTATGTTGGCAAACAGTCCACAATTCCAACGACCTGGATTGAATTGCAGAACTGTCCGGATACGTTGGGTTTAGGACAGGTCGGGGAGGATGCAAATCCGGCAGAACTTCTTTATGAGATTCATACCAATGATGATTGGGGGCTGGCGGAATCCCTGGAACTTATAAATGTCGATTCCCTTCTTGCGATTGGCAAAACGTTGGCTGCTGAAGGCGTAGGCATGTCCATTCAACTTAATAGTATTACTAAAGCACAGACACTTTCAGATAATATCTGCGAGCATATTAATGCGGTGAAATTTCTGGATCCAGTGACAGGGAAACTTACATTTCGTCTCATTCGGGATGATTACAACGTAGATGAATGTTTGCATCTTGACGTAAGTAACTGCAGTAAGGTTGAACTTACGAGGCTTGATTGGTCGCAAACGGTATCGAAAATTTCGGTAGCCTATACAGACCGAAAAAATAAATATGAAGAAAGTACAATTCCGGCGGTAGATCCAGCGAATATAGAAATCAATTCTGGGACGCAGACTACAAAAAGCTATAGCTATACGTACTTTACTACAGCAGAAAATGCATTGTGGGCAGCAAAACGAGAATTAAATTCTCAAGGGTATCCTTTGGCCACTATAAGTATTGAAGGAAATCGCCAGCTTTCTAAGATCAGAATTGGTGATGTTGTGGTGCTGAATTGGAGCCCGCTTGCTGTAAAGAACATGATTCTTCGTGTGACAGATGTTGATCTTGGTGAATTTGAGGCAGGTCTGGTAAA